CCCCGAATATGATATGCCAGCTACCTTCAGAGTGGACCTCCTGCTGGGAGATATACCATACTCATGCTTCGCTTGACAACGAATACTCTGTCACATTTACCAATCATTCTAAATCTAAAAGTTTTCGTTGCTTGATCCACTTCAAATACAGGAAAACCAGTCTGCTCCGTTTTCTTAATACACAGCACTTTTTCAAATTCTCCCTCTATCTTTGGGAATGAAAGCGATAAACCTGATAATCGCTCATCCTTTTTCTTACTCATACCACTTACATAATTCACATAATCGCCTGTGATAAAAGAATCAACTTTTACCAATCCTTCTTCTGTCGCCTCATCATCATCATCTTTAACAACCTCCTCATCATCCGTTTGCTGCTTATCATTTATCTCTTCTTCACTAGAACCATGCTCGGCCCAATCCTTAATTTCTTCTTCCATCTCAACCACTTTCTCTCGAACAGCGGACCACTCAAAACCTTGCTCAGCTTGAACATTGACTTTCTTCATTGTTGGTAACTCTACACTTCTACCTTGAACTTTCTCCTCTCTCTCTTTCTTTAACTTGGTCCGCAATTCCCGCAGACCAACAGCTGATTGCTGTACACCTGGTAAAGTTGGAACTTCACCCCTCTCCAACTCATTCTTTTTGTATGGTTCTACACTTCCAAAACCTTTTCCATACTTCAATTCCGCATCTACAACACCGTATTCCAATTGTAACGAGACTACCATCGGTTTAATTGAAACCATCTCATATTGCCACTCCTCCCATCTCTCAGATGTCATTTCAACACAATCCTTATTCAGCATAATCGATATCTGATCTTGCCCATCAATCAACCGATATGCACCACATTTTACAACTTCAAGTACATAAGCTTTTGGCGGTGGCTGCGAAATTGCTTTCAAACATATTACTCTTCCAGTTCTCACTAAACAATATGGTTTATGCTGGCTCTTAGCAATCATACCACATATTGTTTCACCTTTTGGATCCAAAACACAGACAGTTTTTGGAAAAACTCTTCTCAACTGCGTTCTTTGTTCCATTGTCTATTTTTCTTGTCACACAATGTTTCAAAGTACTCAACATCCGCATTGCTGTACACCTGGTAAAGTTGGAACTTCACCCCTCTCCAACTCATTCTTCTTGTAT